TACCACCTTTCATACCTAAGTACATTGGTGTAAATCCAGATGGGTTATTCATACCCCAGTTAGCTGGTACATTCGGTCCCACTTTAATTCCACCCCAAACTTCATTAATCCATATCCAGTCTACGTGCTCACCAAAAATTAAATTGTCTTTAGTTTTTGATTTGTAGACGGTAGTGTTATAAAGTGGTTTATCTGTTATTGTATAATTTTCAGAAACTATATCTTGTATTATTTCCCCTTCTTCTGTAATCTTAGTTAAATGACCAATTTTTCTTTGTGTCTTCCAATAAATTGTAGACACCCTCACCATGTAAGACTTTCCATAGTCTTGAATATCTTCAGAATCAGAAAGAATTGCTTGTACGATATCTCCTTGAACAAATCCCGCATCATAAGCTGCAGTGAACTGTCTATATCCTAAAGAAGGAAGTTGTGTGTTCCACTCATGTGATTTAGTTGCATCATAATAAGAACCATCATTTTGTTGACCAGGAACTAAATATCCTGCAGATTTGATTGGATAAATAGATTCAATTGTTTCTAATTGTTCTTGATTCATCATCCAACCATACTTATCTATTACATCAGATACTGTAAGAAGGTCTATTTTTCCCACCCAGTTTCCTTGAGAAATATATCGAGTGTCGGGTGATTTGTGATAGAAGGTGAGTAAAGGATTCCAGAGTTCTAATTCATAATCATCTTCATCCATTTTGAAATGCCAAAACTCTCTGTCTGTAGTGAGCATGTCTCTAAATGCTCTTTCTTCTAATTCCTGTATTTTAAATCTTTCTTCGTCCACACTCATCTGGTGAGTTGCCCATTGCTCAATCATAGAACGGTAATCTTTCTTAAAAAATTGTTCTATTTCAGGAAGTGTTTTAAGTTTTTCAGGATTTAGTTCTTGTTGTGCTTCTTCAGATTCAGGATCCATTCCTTGCTCCATTAATTTGCTCATCATTTTTTGTTGAGCATCTTGAAGAAGAACTTGTTCCACCATATCTCTTTTTGCTTCTAACATTTCATTATATGAAATATCATCTACCGCTTTAAACATTATTCTGGAACTTCTCTTAGAAAATTCATTACATAATACATTAATTACGTTTGGAATAATAGGATAGAATTTAAGTTCTAATGCAGAAGTATCTTCTTTTGTTAGTGTGTCAATAAGATCTGCCATTTCATTATCTTCTTCAATGATATAGTCTGTCTTATCTATAATTCCTTTAGCTAATTTATAGTTTTTACTTAATCGTCTTGCATTACGTCTAAGTTGTTTAAGTCCTTGCCACTCTAACCAATCAAGACAGTGTGCACGCCATTGGTCATCTTTCTCCTTTTCTGGGAGAAATTGAACTGGTTGCAAAAGTGTTCCCATTTTATTGGGTTCCGCTTTCGCACCATTCTTGAGATTCAGAGCATTAAATATTTGCATTAGTAATTGAGTTTATAGTGTTATCTACATAATTCACAGTAGAAGATGATGTAATATCCCAGTTAATTGGTTTATTACTATTTGTTATATTATATAAATCAGGTGATAAAATATAATTACCATCAGTAGGATTTATATATTCAACCCCAGAATATGTATCTTTTTTTAAATCAGATATAAAATCAGTGTAAGAACCTTCGTCATTCTTTAAAAGAAGAAGTGCTTCAGTTTTAGAAATCGCACCGTCTTTCATTAGTCTGGATAAAAGTTCTATTTTTTCTTTGTGTATTGTTTTGTCCATTATCATCTCATGTTTTTAAATGCTGATCGAGATCGTTTCATTTCAAATGAGGAACGACTTCTTCCAATATTATTAAAAGGACTCACTTTTAATTTATAACTTTTTTGTGAGTTTTCCAAATTTTCGCTGGTATATTCCACTCTTTTCATCATTCCCCTGTTAGATTGTTGCACTTTAGCAAATGCTACTAATGAGCAAAAAGTGACAAGTCTATCCACGTTAAGTCCTTCATGATAAGCTTGCATCTCTTTTATAATCATGGGATCTGGGATGCGTTCCACCCCATAAGTGGTTTTATATATCTTTCCATCTTCCCCCACCTCCTGGTCAATTTCTTCCATTACAAACTGGATTCCGTAAGAAAGAAGATGTTGTTTAAATAACACTCCTGTGTTTTTCCACCCATATGTCTGATAAACTGTGCTATTAGATCCAAGATCTTTTAGAAATAATATCTGGTCTTTTGGAACTAAATATCTTTGTTTGTGTCTTGATATCATATACTGGATAAAAAGACTCACGTTATTCTCCACTATTGTCCATGCATTGTACCACTCTATTATTTTTTCAAGTCTTTCGTGTGTTTTCATAAGATCATCAAATCTCCCGCACCATGTCGCCACTATCTTATCGTGCTCTATGAAGTTTTCCACCTTTCCAAATCCATCATCTTTAGTCACCTGGATTGCTGTTTTGTACACTATAATTGAGCAGAGAGAGTCTGAGGTGGTGGATTTACCTTCACTTACGGGATCGACACTTGCATAATACATTCCAAACTTAGGATCTTTCACTGGTCTTTCCCATACTACCAATACACTTTCTTTGTTTTCTGAGTTTCTTTTAACAGGAAATTCATTAATGGGAAGTTTACCACTTTCTTTAGCGACAATTTTGTTTGTTGCATCATATTCTAAGTCCAGTAGTTCGTATGGATAAATTTTATCTGCAATTCTTTGTGCTTGTTTTGCAATGTGATGAGGAGGAAATACTGACACTTTTCTTGTAGCAAAAGCTTCTTCTATATTTCGAGGAGACTGAGAAATGGTCAATTGATAAGCTGCTGGTTCTAATTCCCTTTTTAATTTTTCAAATTCTTTCTCAAGAGCTTCTAATGCTTCTGTGACTAATGAGTTTCCATATTTATCTATGTAAGGAGGCATACTCCACTGTTCTGGTATGAAGAGTCCTGTTATTCCAGGTGTACCATCTTTATCTATGAGAGTGGTCTGCACCCCATAAAATCCATTTTCTTCTGGATGCATGATGTATTCTTTCATTGGTTCACACTGATCAAGGTCACCCACTGATCCTGCTGCAATAAATTGTCCTGTAATCATGTGTCCAGATTTCAATGCGGGTTTCATAAATCCGTATGTGTCATCCATTTTGGGTGCGATTCCTGCTTCTTCATGAAAGAAATAAGTAACAGGACCACCCACACCATGTGTTGGGTCTTTTTCAAATGAGTATATATTTATTGTACTTTTTAATCCTTTATATGTATCTCTTCCTCCCATTCTCACTTTAATCTGTTGCTGCCACGATCCCACTTTATCTGGTTCAGCGGGTCTGTACCATGCTGTGTGTTCATTAAGGAAGTTACGGTATTCTGTTAAAAATTTCCAAGATCCTTTTTCATTAATGTAGTCTTTTAGACTCGCTCCCATCTTCAAAACTGCTCCTTCTTCAAATGCCCACTGATTAATAAATTTTGCCATATGAAAGTAAGAAGATGCAATTTGTCGTTTCTTTAGAATTATAGCATGTTTCCAATGTAGTTCTGCGAGTGTTTCATAGAGTGCCATGTGGTACTGAGCATCTCGTATTTTAGCGAAGTCAAATCTTTTTTCTTCTTTATCGTATATGGGAAGAAAGTTTAACCACATGTAATATTCTCTTGTTACATACCATGTTTTTTGTCCAGAAATGACAATGATTCCATTCCGACATTTATTCTTTTGGTCATCCCAATAAGTTATAAAATCCTTGGTTTTTATGGGTGCACTGCAATAATATCCTTGTTTCTGAAATTTTCTTCCTTCTTGGTTAAATATACTATTAGACACATCATCAAATTGATAAGTTCCAGGTTCTAAAAATAATGGAACCAGAAAATCTCTGAAATCTTCCCTTGTATCAAATTCTGTTGTAGTCCAACCACCATTCCAAGTGGGCACGCTTTTATATGCCATTATAATTTATTTAAAAACTCTTTGTCTTTATCTATTTTAGATATAAGATCTGTTAACACTTCTATTCTTGAAGATGATAAAACTCCATCTATTTTATTATTATCCCAATATTGATTATAAAGATCTCTAGGTATTGCATTCCAGAGATTAGTAAATTCATTAAAATGGAAAACGTAATTATACATAATATTATATTTATTGATCATACGCCAAGCTCTGTCCCCCTCTCACTTGACTTTGTTGTTCTTCTTCAAGGTCTTTTAATGTTCCTTTAAAAGATTGTCTTAT